GAAGCCAGTGGCCCATTCCCGAATGTCGTTATGACTGTCGGGGCGCTTCTTGCGCCGCGTCACAATGTCTTGCCATATCTCATAGACTACGAAAAGCCCGTTGCCGCTGGCCATGACGGCCGCATTGTTCGGGTAGCCCCAAAGGCCGACAAGGAACCCGCCGACGTAATGCCAAAGACAACGGCACCCCTTAGTCACTAACCATGCTTCAAAGGCTCTCCATTTAATGCAAATCAAATTCATACCAAAGCGACTTCGTTGGCGTTCCTACTATCTTATCAACTTGATAATAATAGCCATACGGCACCATTGCGATTAGAATGCCTGTGTCTTCGGCGGCATTGCCTAATTCAACCGAACAAACACTGGTCGCCGCTGGGCTTCCCGCGCCGATTTTAAGCGTTGCCTTATCGCCCCCGTCACCGATAATACTAACGATAACAAGCCGCATGTAACAAGTCGTGTTCTGATAATTAGTATCAAGCACATTCGGTTCGGTAGCGGCCGTGGCAAAAGCGTTTCTTCAATCTTGCCCCGCTGTTTCGGGAAGACCAGCGGGCGGTATTTATGACCGTGAGCCCCGTTCAAACATGAACGGCACATGAACCAGCCTTCTTCATAAGCGCATTCACAGCCGCCGCATTCGCATTTGACAAGCCAGCGGCCATGGTTAACGTATGCCTTCAAAGGGGTCGCGTCGGTATAGCCTTGTTCTTTTATCATGTCTTCGGCCAGCAAGGGAACCAAGCAAAGAACCCTGAACGCTTCCCAAGTCGGCCACTTGCGATTGTATTTCAAATTCGCTGTTATCATCAATAACACACCCTTGTCGTTTCGCCGATTTCACTAAACCCAGCTACGCCGATTGCCCAATACCGTTCGCCGTCGGCATTTGACAGTTGCCATTTGGTTTCCCAAATATCCGTGCTGGCAAGGTAATCGTGACTTATACCTTCAATATGGTATTCTTCGTCAATGTCGGCCTGATTTAACCTGACCGTTATGCGGGTGCTTAAATCATAGCCAAGCACCTTGGGCCACAGGTTCGCGGGGTCGCCGTCGGGCGTTATCGCCAGCGTGCGGGCCCGCAAGTGCGGGTCTTTGTATTGGCTTTTCAGAAAGTGGGCAAGGTCGGCCGCTTCGGTGTCCTGTGTCATTAACAGGCCCGTTTCGGGGTATGTTCGCTTGCCAAACTTCAATTGGCTTGTAGCGTCTTCGGCGCTTTGCTGAGCGCCGCCAAGGCGAGTTATTCGTATGTCATTATACAGGTATTCGTCGTCATAGCTGGGAGTTATAAAGCGGTAGCGGTTTTCGCCCGCGTCGTCGCCGAAGATGGCTTGGCTAACGGCGAAGTCGGTCAATCTGGCATGGCGGTCGTGAAACGTGGCGTCACCATTGCCCGCAACGAAGAAAAGGCCCCGTTCGGTCTTCTGCATCTTGAACAGGTGCGCCATGGCGTTTTCGTCTATAAGCGGGCCCGTGGCCTGTAATGTGGTTTGTCCCACGTCAATGTCACGGTCGCCAGCGGGCCAGCCAAGGTCGTCAAGCACATTGCCAAACCGTGTGCCGCTTAGTTCTTCGGCATAGCCCACGGCGTCGTTAATATCAAATCTCGCAAGGTTCTTTTGAAGGTCGGCGCATTCCATGTATATCACGGGCAAGGTGCCCTTTTGGCCCAGCCATTGAGGCAACCACTTTTCAATGAAGCCCGTATAGATGTCATAGGTCGTTATGCCATAGGTAGCCTGAACGTTAATGCGCGTCACTGGCAAGACGTTCGGGTAATACGGGCTGGCCGCGTTGTTCGGGTAATACTGGTTTGAAAAGTTCTTCAAACGCAATATACAGGTGCCGCATTCAATTCGGTCAAGCTGGTGCTGTCGCCCACGGCTTATGTGCAGTTCCAAGCCGTCGCCCGAAACTTCAGTCCACGCGGGGGCCGCGGCGAATGCGTCTTCACCGAATGCAATCCTAACCGTTATAACTACGCCAGCCATTATGTCTTGAACCCCGTGTTATAATTTCGGCCCTGCCGTTTCAGTGTGTATTCGTTCATCAATTCGCCCAAATCGCGTTCAGTAAGCAACGAACCCATAACCGTTATATTCACGCCCCCACCATTCGGGCCCAAGAACCGTTCGCCGCCATGGGCCATTATCGGCACTGGCTGACCAATGGGGCCCTGAACCACCCCGCCATATTTCAGGCTGGGCAAATAGTCGGCGGGAATGCCTTTTATTCCCTGCCTTTGCCATTCACTCTTGATTGCCTTTTGCTTTTCTTCTTGCGAAAGCCAAGACCCTGACGGCCCGCCGCCGCCAGCTTCGTATTTGCCAGAAGCCGACATGTAAACGTCCCAAGAAGCGTAACCGCTGGGCGCCGATGGCGCCTTGAATTCGCCCGCCGCTTCACTTTCGGGTGTATAGATATTCTTGAACGGCATCTTGGCCATTAAGCCTTCAAGCGGGGTGCCCGACAACAGTTGAAGGTTCAAAAGCTGGTCAAGAAGCGCCATGCCCGCGGCTATCTGGCCAATGACCACCCAAACGCCAGCGCCCATGGTGGCAAAGCCCGTGGCGGTGGCCAGTGACACAATAATGGTGCGTAACACGGCTATAAACTTGGCCACCGCCGCCGATATGGCGAAGGCCAGAAGCGCCGTGCCCAGCCATTTCAGGGCCGTGCCCAAGCCTTCGTTCCCTTTGATAAAATCAATCAGGCCCGTAAGCGCGCCTGTCATTTTATCAATCGCACTGGTAAATACTGGCATAAGTTCTTCGGCTATGGCGTATTTGATACCGTTTAGCGCCCCCACAAGCCGCGTTTTGGCGTCGGTGAATTCTTCGGCGGCCTTGGCGCTTTCGTCAGAAAAGACAAGGTTCAGGTCGTGCGCCTCTTGCTTCAAGTCTGCAATGGCAGTTCGTTCTTCCGCAAAGATAGGCAACAGGTCAGTGCCAGAACGGCCGAATATGTCCTGTGCCGTCGCGGCGGCAAGCGTGGGGTCTTCAATGTCGCCGATGGCGGCGGCTATCGTCCAGAACTGGTCTTCTGGCTTCATGGCCATAATGTCAGTCATTGACAGGCCCAGCCGTTCAAACGCTTCCTTGTATTCCTTCATACCACTATTAGCGTCAATGATGGCCCGTTGCATCTTCTTGATAGCCGTTTCAAAGCTGTCAAGGCTGGTGCCGCATATATTGGCAACGTGCCTCATTTCGCTTAACGCTTCAACGGCAATGCCAGTGCGCTTAGACATTTTGGCCACTTCGTCGCCCGCTTTGGCAAAGTCATTGACCATTTTGCCAAGGGCCACCGCCAAGGCAACGCCCATGCCGATAACCGCCAGCTTCAGCTTATTGAAACTTTGGGCCGTGTTTTCGGCACCCCTGCCGACCGTTCCAAGCGGCTTGCTGGCTTGGTCTTTGCCAGTTACGACGACTTCAACTTGTGCCTTTTCAGCCATGATGGCCCCCCTAACTCATTAAGTGGCCGACAATTTCAAGGTAGTTATCGGTAATGACCTTGGCCGTCAACCGCTGGCCAAAATCTTCTTCGGTCAGGTCGGGGTAGTTGCGTTTAAGCACGCACCATAATGTATATGTAATCACCCCCACCCGAACATTATCACCGCCGAAAAGTTCAACGAACGCCTTGTTGAACTTCGTTTCGACTTCGTTATTCCAGCGACCAGCCCGTGGTTCTTGCCAGATAGCCTATTAACTCACTAGCCCACATTATGCCGTCGGCACCGCCAGTTCTTTGGTTCCTTGGAAGTCGTAAGAATACATGGCCACCCCGTCAACCGCGACGTTGGGGTGAACCGCCGTTATGATGGCCGACCCAATCCATGCCTGTGTTGCCACGGCGCTTTCGCGCAACTGTAAATGAACGACCGAACCGATTGCCAGCGGGGCCCCGTCCTTGAACCCCTCAAAACTACCCGCCCATTCGTCAATCGTCGGCACGAAGGTCTTGTGGCCAGAACTGTCAAACGCCGTCGTTTCCTGTGTATTCATAACGTAGTCAAGCGTCCAGCTTCGTATTCCAGCCACCGCCTTGGCTGCCATGATATGGTCAATCCAAATGTCGGCCGCACCAATGTCAACCGTGTATAACAGGCCGATGCTGATTATGGCCCCAGCCCCCGACAGGTCTTGCGGCATGACGCACAACCGCCATTCACCAGCCGCCAATATGGGTATATCGGTAGTGGTCGTCGGGCTGGCTAACATTGCGTTATCGTCCATTTGTAGCTGTATATCAGCGGCCGCCGTCAGCACGCTACTTTTTAACCAAGCCATCAGCGTGTCGTAGCCCGTCAAATCCAGCGCACCTATCGCTTGGCTGGCTATAATATCGCCAGCCCCTAAACCCGCCGCGCATACAAACTTATTACTACCGACGCCCACTTTATAGTCGCCCGTGTCAAGGCTTTCGGTAACGTCGGCGTCAACCTGTTCACTCCAAACGACGTCGCACGCGTCAATGATTTGCTGGCCGATATACACGGCCCCAGCTTTGCCAGATAGTCTTTATGCCGTCGCCAGCACCAAGACGCCAGTGCCTTGGAAGTCGTAACTATACATTACGACGCCATCAACGGCCGCGTTCGGGTGAACGGCGGTTATGATGGCCTGCCCCGTCCATTCTTGGTTCGCGGTCGCGCTTTCTTCCAGTTCCAGCGCAACTTCGGTGCCGATTGCCAGCGGCGCCCCGTCTTTGAAGCCTTCAAAGGAACCCGCCCACTCGTCAATAGTGGGCAAGAAGTCCTTATGCCCGCCACTGTCGAAGCCCGTGGTTTCCTGGGTATTCATTACGACGTCAAGCGTCCATGAACGAATACCCGCCACCGGCACCGTCGCAATCTTGACGTTACCAGCCTTGCCAGATAATCTTGCCATCTGAGTTTACCCCCTTACATAAGTATGAATATTGGCCATTCACTTGATAGATAGGGCACGCCGCCCCAAACAGTCTGACCAGCCCCGCTATTGGGGCCGACCATACTGTCGTCGCAAGCGCCCCCGAAACTGCCGTCTTCTTCCAGCTTGGCCTTAATGCTTTTGGTTCCCGTGGCCGCTATGTAATCATAAAGCCGCCTGAACGCGCTGGGCGTGTCGGCCTTTGATAACAGCAACATGATACGCAAGTTGTGGTCGAAGTCGCCGCCAAAGGCCGTGTGATACGGCGTAGCGCCGACCAAGACGACCACAGCAGGCAAGTCGTTTATACTGTCGGGCATTTCGCTGGGTTTATAAGCCCGCAAGCCCTCAATTTCAGATAGCTTGACCGCTATGGCGTCGCCAACATCTATTAAGCCCATGCTACCCCCTTAAAAGAACGGCAAGTGCGGCATTTTTGATTTGAAGCCAGCCATGCCTTGAAAGTTGAATTTGTTTTCAATATCCTTGGCGATTTCTTTGGCCCCGTTCTTCACCCCGTCCTTGAACTGTGACAGCGCGAAGGTGAACGGGCCAGTGCCCAATTCACGGCTCTGGCCGCCCGAAACGTGGCGCGCTTCCATCTTGTCGGTGCCGTATTCCACATAACTGGCATATTCAACATTAGTGCCGACGGTGGCATATGAGCCATGCTCTTGTGTCGTTATGCTGGCCCGCAAGCGGCCAGTGTCAACGGGGGTGGCCTTCTTGGCAAGCGCCTCAAAGCGAAGCCCCATTTTGTTGACGCCGTTGCTTACGGTATATGGGAATTTCGCCCGTTTCGGTGCTACCGATAACCACGGCATAACCTGTGTCGCGCCGCTTATACCAGCGGCAAGCCTGAATAAGCGTGCATTGGGTCACGACTTCGGGCACCGCACTGAATCCCCAAGTGCCCGTTATCTCAACACCCCTCTTGATACCAGCCGCAAAGCCGCCGACGCTACTTTGCGGGGCAAGGACAAGCCGCCGCTTCGGCGTTTCATTATACGGCTCAAGAAGGTAATCGGTGGCGGCCAAGGTCTTTTCATAAGTGCCGTCGCCGTCTTCGTCCAGCTTAATAGTCGTGGGGGTTACAAGGTCGTCAATGAATAGCGGGCTGGTGTCGCCGTCAAAATACTTCGTCACCGCCGCTTGGCTAACAAATGACCGTTCGCAATAGCGTTCAATGAAGTCGCTGGCCCGCTGAATATGGCTGTATAGAATGAAGTCCTTTTCGTCATTCTCAATTGACAGTTCGGCCTTCACTTCTTCAAGCGTAACATATTCCGAACCGTCGGTGACGACTAGATAAAACACGGGTAAGTCCATGGAGTAGCCAACGGCCGTCAGCCGTAACTTGCCGAAGAACACGCCCGCCGTCGGGAAGTTGCCCGTAACCGTTAGATAACGGCATGTGCCCGCGGCCGCCCCGATAATGTCAACAGTGCCGCCGTTTATAACGAAGGTGGCTGGCGTGCGTGGGTTCCAAGTGTAGACCTTAATGGTCTTGCCCGTCAGGTTTATGGGCGTGGTGCCGTCGCGCTCGGTGCATGTGAAGTTAATATAATCGCCATAGCTGTCTTTGCCGATTGTGTAAATAGCCATTCTCTTAATCCACCCTATGCCTGATTATTTCGCTTTTATCATAATCCCTTATGGTTCCGTCTTGTTCATGCTGGCTTATTGTTTCCGACAGGTCGTAATGCCTGATAGTCAATTCTTGGGCATGGCGCATCATTTGTTCCATGGCTGGTGTCACAACCGAAGCCACCACCGCCAGCGGCGCTATGAGTATGGCGGCCGCGCCAGTGGCCACCATACTAGGGGCCACGACGGTCGCAATCACCGCAATCGGTATGGCAAAGGCATAAACTGTGGTTTCAAGTAGCGGCGCCACAACCGAAACGGTTACAGATATTGGCGTTATGGTTATGGTCGCCACCCCGCTACCTGATAACACAGGCGCAACGACGCTACTGGTAACGGCCGTGGCCGTTAGTATGATAGCCGCCGCCCCGCTACCAGCAACCGATGGCGGTTGAACGGTGGCGGCCATGGCGACAGGGCTCAACATGATTGCGCCAACGCCCGAACCAGCCAATATCGGCGCTACAATGCTGGCCGTGCTGGCAATCGGGGTAACTGTAATCGGCGCGCTACCTGACCCACCAAGCGTCGGGGCTACCACACTGGAAGCCTGACCAACAGGCGTCAAAGTGATTGTTGCGGCGCCGCTTCCAGATAGCGTCGGTGCGACTACTGTGGCCACCGTCGCAATCGGCGTGGCTATCACATAACCTATTGTTTCTAGTAATGGGGCCACGACAGCCGCCACAACGGCAATCGGGGTTATCGT